TGATGTTTATTATAAAGGAAAACATTTTCCAAGCGGATGGGACGAGGATGATTATGCTGGCTACGATTTTATAATTTTAAGATCGCTACAACGTTGGCTTTTGTCTGGACTGAAACTTGAGGCTGCTGAGTTGACGGAAGGTGGATGGCGTAAGCAATTTGAAATGAGCCATCCATATATGCTTGAATTTATTGAGGAGTTTATTGAAAAATGGATAGAAAAGGGATGGATATCTAATGAACAAATGAAGGAATTATTAATCAAGCATTACATTGAAAATAATATTCAGAAAAAATGGGAGTGGAATAGTTACAGATTAAACAGCGGTTTGGAAGATTATTGTAATCATCACGGCATTATTTTTCATTACGATGTGCAAAGAAAAGTTTCTATTGAATCTGAAAATGGAATTACGGTTTGGAAAAATGCGAAAATACGAACGTTCGAGCGGAAAATTGTTGACGAAGCGCCTTTTTAGGTAACGTTGGTGGGGTAGTTTCGTTACCAAACGTTACCTACTGCGTTACCCTATAAATAGCTGATATTTAGTTAATTGTATTAAGTGGTAACGCAGTAACGTAAAAATTTTATATTAAACGGGTAATGTAAAAATATTAGTAAGGTGTATGTGTGATTTTGTATTTCATGTTTTCATGTAGATATTTATTTTGTATGTTTATTTTTTTTATTATATTTATAGTAAGTAGTTATAAAAGGGGGTTTTCTGCGTTACCACGTTACCACCCTTGCGGGGCAAGGGTTTCAGCAGTTTTAAGGAACGTTACCAAACGTTACCAATCAAACATAACCTTTATAATGCGCTGTTAATTAATTTACTATAGGGTAACGCAGCGTGCGTTACCTAAAAAAATAATAATTCAAGTTTTAAAAAAAATTAATATGATAAATAACTATGAACAAATTAGTCGCATTGTAAATGAGATTGATGGTTACAAAAATTTGATTAAAAAATTAAGAGAATCTAATTCAATAACTATTCCAGGAATTGCGTGGCCAGAACATTTATATCCTGTTAAAGATAAGGTTGTGTTTGATTTTATTGAAAATTATTTTTTAAATAAAATAAAATTATTAGAAGATGAGTACAATGCAATACAAGAGCGAGGCTGAGTTGCAAAGTAAATGCACTATTTGGTATCGCAACACTCATCTCGATCGGCAAGACGACTTGATATTAATTTACAATAATCCACCTAATGCACGTATGGGAGCAATTTTAAGGAGTTTGGGGATGCGGCGTGGGCCAAGCGATCAATTGTATTTTGCACCGATTAATCCAATAACCATGTTAGGCAAGATTGTTTGGGTGGAATATAAGATAGATGGTCGCAAGCAAACGCCTGAGCAAATTGCATTTGAGAAAAAGGTGAAGCTTTATGGATGCGATTACGTGCTAATAAGAGACGAAACAGAATTTCAATTAATGATTAAAAAATATGAAAACCATGGCGGATGAAAAAAGTAAAAGCGGGTCAAAAGCGGTTAGCAATAAAGGACAGTTTACAAGTGAAAATCAACCGACAGGTGCTCAGATGTCATTGGGATGGTGGAAAAAGCGAAAAGGCAAGTTAATGATTCAAGCACTATTGCAAATGGCTTTTGATGGTACATCTATTGACCCCGAAACACAAAAGAAAAGAGATAATGAAATAAAAAAACAAGCAGCAATATACTTCAATGTGCCAGAGATAGCTATTACCAATGAAATGATTATGACAATGAAGCAAATTGCATTGGCAGTACAGAAGAATGATACAGCAGCTTATAATTCCGTGTTGGATAGAGCATATGGTAAACCGAAGGAACATGTTGAAGTTGAGGAGGTGGCTGCGCCCAAATTGGTGTTCAACTACGGCACTATTGGAATGCCCGACAAAGAGCAGGTGAGCAAGCCGGAAGATGCGCCGGAGATAAGTGAATCTGAAAATGATGTTGTATGAGTGTATATGTTGACCCATTAATAGATTATGGCTGGCGTCTTGGACCAAGTTGCCACATGACAGCTGACAGCATTGAAGAATTAAATGCATTTGCGTTGAAGATAGGGTTAAAGCTATCTTGGTTCCAAATGAGCGCTCGTGATATTCCTCATTATGACTTGGTAAATAGCAAGAGGATATTGGCTGTTAAACATGGCGCAATTGAATTAACAAGAAATGAAGCGTCTGAAAGATATAAAAAATATATAAACAAATGAAAAACAAATACTTCATCGCCGCAGCGATAATGCTGCTTGTTATAATCTTTATGTTAATTTTTAAAGTTAAGTGATATGAACAAGCAATTGGAAATATTCCAAAACACCATACATACAGCAAACAATGTATCTGATGCATTAAAGCAAATGCCAAAGACGGGTAAACGTGGCCGCAATATATTCTTGAAGTCTTACAATAGGAGGCCGATGAATAAGAAGAAGCGAGCACAAGCGATGTTTAATGTGGCATGGCACGTGTATTTTGGCGCTATACAAAATGCAATAATAATATCTACACCAATGCTTAAATATCCGAAAGGAGGAGGTGATGCTGTATCTTGATCCAACATTATTAAGTAGTTTACCATTAATAAAACATTCTAATGTAGATTATAGCACTATTCATTGGGATAGATTAATTAAAATGACAAGCCCAAGAGGATATTATTCAACAGTACACGATAATGGATATGTATGTGCAACATTAAAAAAATTCAGACAAATTAGACGGAAACAATTATGCAATTCTCCAAACTCCTCCCCAAAATACTCGAAACACCTAAAGAAAAAGACATCATAGTGTGCCAGGGTGGTGGCGACTCAACTAAGACCGTCAGCATACTGCAAGCGATTGGTGTGAATCACACGCAGGAGCCTCGGATATTGACGACTGTAACTGCTACCGATTTACCAAATTTACGTGGTGGTGCTATGCGGTCATTCGAGAATTACGTGCTTTCGGACACAACAGTGAGCAAATATGTGCACAAGATATTGGATGGCACTCGCATCTTCTGGAAGAATAAGAGTATATTAGAGTTCAAGAGTTTTGAAAACGAACTTGATGCCAGGGGATCGGAACGTGATTACCTATACTGTAATGAGGTTAATGGTATCCCATTCAACATGTTTTGGCAGTTGCAACGTAAAACTCGCAAGAGAACATATGCCGACTACAATCCGACCAGTTGGTTTTGGATGCATGACAAGGTGTTGCCTGGTCCAACACAGGATGCGCAGTATAAAGATCGGGTGCAATTATATATAACCGATCATAGGCACAATCCATTTCTTACTGCTCGCGAACATGCGGCATATGAGAGCATAACCGATCCAGACTTGTTTTCGGTTTACTCGCGTGGCAAAACCGGTAAAGTAAAGGGTGTAATATTCGGGCATTTTAAGAAAGCAGAAGCGATGCCGGAACGTCAGCAGGGAGATCGTGTTGCTTATGGTGTGGATTGGGGATATACCAACGACCCTACTGCAATAGTAAAGATGCTGGCACGGGGACGGCAGCGTTGGTTTCAGGAACTTTGCTACTTCCCAGGCATTAGCGAAGAATTGGTTTATGAAATCATAATGCGAGATTGGTTGGAAGGAGACGGGATATATTGTGATCACGACTTGGATATGATTAATAAGTTACGCATGATGGGATTACCTGCAGAGAGCGCAGTAAAAAATATTGCCGCTGGTATTGGTACGGTTCGTAGTCACGAATGTTATTATGTAAGTAATTCGAGCAATAGGGTTAAGCCAGAAATGAGTAATTTTGAATTTGAATTAGCCACTTACAAGTTTATGGAAGGAGAAGACATAGTGACTGGTTCCGTGGTGCAGATTAATAAACCTGTTGACATTTGGAATCACTTATGCGATGCGGCACGGTATGCCGACCATACTGATTCGTTTAGACATGCGGAGGAATAATTGTGTTGGCCGTCATATAGTAAAAATACTTAATATGAGACCGAAATCAACCGTATTTCTACTAAATGTAGCGTAAAAACCCTCTATTTTTAGATAAAACCTCGTGAAAATTAGGTTTTTGACATCAGTCGCCGTATATTCGTTGTATCAAAAACGAAATAAAATGACAACTAATACCACTTTAAAAAACTTAAAAAGTAAAACCTTTTTTGAATACGGTAAATTAAAAAATGGCAATTATATTGCTCGTAAAGGTTTTTTCTACTCAAGTCAAGCTCCAACTCCAGAAGAAATGGAAGCCAAGATTAAAGAAATTGAGCCAGATGTTAATATAGTTAATAAAGGGAAACAATGGAAACCGTTTAATGGTGGTTCTTCTACTGCAAAAAGTTCTCATGTTTGGGTTGAATTTAATTAACATTCACTCACAAATAAAAAATACCACGATGAAAGAATTAACTCCAGAACAAGAAAAAAATTTGCACGAATTTCAATTGATGTCAAAAATAGCTGACTTGATGTGCGAATTATGCTTCAGCATGAATGTAAATCCTGATGATGAAGCGATGCACAACTACTTAGTAGCTATTGTTAATAAAAGGATGACGGCTGATTTTAGCAAGAGACCATTCTAAAAACCATTTTATGCAAATACCACAACACTTAGTAGACAAGCTAAACAAATTGAAGAACCTGGAAGAAGGCGCAACGGCCGTCGGTTCCATGAAAGAAGCAGCCAATGCTGCTGCACGTTTTCAGGAGTTGCTGTTGAAGTATAATTTAGACGAAGACGAGGTACTAAAATCTGGCAGCAGTGCGGCGAAGATTCAGATGTTGCACGAACGATTTGACTTTACACCTTTTGCCAAGGCTGCTTATGGCGGCTATAATATTGCATGGGTGCAGAAATTAGCCAGTAGTGTGTCTAAACATTGTATGTGTGCAGTGATACTTTCGTACGACAAGAAACGTCTCAACATCTTGGGCGAGAAAAACAATGTTGCCCTAGCTATCTACTTTATCGAACAACTCATAGTCAAAATCCATACTGCGGCACATATAGCATGGAGATTGCACGATGGTGGCGAGAATAAGTATGTATATTACAGAGCTTTTATGATGGGTTGTGTAGATGCAATTATAAGTAAACTATACGAAGAACAAGAGAAAATTATTAGGGAGAATACTGGTATGGAGTTGATGATTGTAAGTAAAATGGACTTGGCTCGTCGCTTTATGAAAGACAAGTTTTCAAGTATAAGCAGGGTTACAATTGGAAAAGGAACTGTTCGTGGCAGCGGCTATGAAGATGGTAAAACAGCTGGTGCGTCAATGGGATTGAATAAAGGATTAAGTGGTGCTGGTAGTGGGCAAAAACAATTAAATTAAATTTTATGATACGATTTATCCTATTCATGATTCTAATGTGCTGGCTAATGTCGCTGTGCTCATGCAGCAAACCTAAAGACTACAGTTATCTCAACACCGACCGGCGACCATATGTGGTGTTAATTAGCGAGCGATACACCAATCCACCGTTGACGTGGGTGCCCTACAAGATTGTTTACGATAGCCTTAGTCCAGACATTTGGCCATGGAGTTATGCTGGATTAAAGCCGGATACAATCTATTCCACCTGCTCAATTGACAAACGGGATTCACTTTTTAAGGTGGAAATTAGGAAATTTAGGGTGGTGCAGCCATAATGCGGGGACTTCGGTGTGTGGCCGGGATAATATAAGGTAGGGTAAAATCAGCCGGTTTTAGCCCTAAAATAGCTTCAAATGGGTGCTAAAATAGTAAAAATACGGCCTGGGAGGGCGATTTTCGAGTATTTTTACCCTATTTTCAAAGAAAAGTGCGTGAAAATTAGGTTTGTGTACATCTGCAACGTACCTTTGGTGTATAATTAAAAACAAAAATTTATGTCAAATTATCCTAATTTATGCGCCTTATTTGGTAACGTTTTTGGTGGTGTAGGTCCAATTTCTAAAGTTGATTTAGTAAATGACGCTCAAGCTGCCTGTATTTCTGTTGCAGAATTGTCTGTTATGGAAAATAGTATTAAAAATAACCCTGAATTCATTTCTGGTCTGCCATTTTTAGGTGAATTCCCCGATTATGACAACTTAGTAAAATCCGACATTGGTTTTCAATTAATTCAAAAATACGTTGATTTTCACGACTAAAATTAATCACTTATAAAATACCACAAAATGACAAACGCAAATCAAGAACAACTTAGCGAATTAATTTCAGAAAAATTAGGATTCGCTGTTAATTTAACCGCTGAAATTTGTGAATACAAAACCGGTGGGCAAAAATACATCAAAGTTAGCTCAGGCAATCTCGCAAAGTTTGCTGGCGTTATGAGTAATATTTATGATACACTTTACATCATTAATTTTGGTGGCGCAGAACATACAGAATATCCCGGTCAATTTTGGTGTCCAATTAACTTCGCTTTTACTTATGTAAAAGGTGGTAGCAATGGAGCTGAAATTTGCACTGCTTGGTTTGAAAACGGAAATTGGATTATTAAATAATAAAAACCACACACAATGAACGCAACTCGTCAAATCGCCTTCCAAATGCCAATAACCAATTGGAAAACGCATAAGTTCGTCGGCAATCTCAACATCACCTACGACTTACATTCAGGTACAATTGAATATGTAACCTGGGGCAACGACAAAATCAAAACTGAATTAACTGATTTCATAAAAGCAGCTGTGCCTGATCTTTGGATTGAGATATGCGACGCTGCTATTGCAAATCGTGAAATTGAACTTGAACCAACGGAGGACATACAAGATGAAGAGTAATATAGTCAGCATAGAAGACATAAACCCAATGCACGTTGTATATTACTTCCAATTCTGCCGATGGTTGGATGATAATGGTTGGCAAAGTTATGTCGGAGACGAAATGTGGATCAATCTGTCAGAAGGAAATAGACTAATGAGTATAAAATATTTATTCACTGAATTTTTAAAAGAAAATCCACAACCATGAAGGTAACAATCTACTTCAGCGCCGATCCATCAGTGGGTATATTTCCATATTCTTACGAAATGGAGATACCGACTTTTGATAACGAATACAGGGAAGAAATAAGAAAGCAAATTAAAGATTTATACACCGAATTAGATGGCGAATTTATAACTAAAATAATATTTAGCGATGAACAATTTTGAAACCTGGTACACCTTCAACTTCAACATCAAGCGACCAGTGTACGTGTCGCCATATATAAAGCGATTGTATGCACTGTCCAATTCCTTGCGCAATGTGCCTATTGGAACACTATGGAGCACTGCCATTCACAATGTAGTGCGCGAAGGATGTAGAATAGATAAAATGGAATTGCTGGTGTCACAATTGAAGAGTCAAAATGCAGATAATCCGGAAATGATGAAGAAGATTCTTGGTGCAGAATACGACTTCATAATCACATTCTGAAAACGTATTTCTACCTGATCTTTGTAAATACTTGTATAAAAATTAGGTATCGCCTCTTAAAAGTAGTAACTTTGTAACCTAAAAATTAAAACATATGGAACTCAAAAGTAACTTCGACTTCAAAACCCTTCGCAAAAAGCAAGGTAAGGCTATGCAAGCCTTCAATCGTGTTGGACGTGGTGTAGAAAACCTCGGACTGTCCGATGCTGATAAAAGCACAATCGCTGCAATCCTCACAAAAAGATTTGAGGAAGCTATGAAAAACATTCAGGAAGGTGGCGATGGTGGTGTAACTGCTCCTGGCAAGAAGGAAGCAGAACCAGCTGCGGCTGGTGGTGGATTTGTTTAAGAACTTGGCCGGTCACCTACTACAGTGGATGGTTAACTGTTTGTGGTAAGGCAATTAGCTCAGTTGGTTAGAGCACTTAGCAGTCCTACAGGATAACTAAGAGGTCGTCGGTTCGAGTCCCTCATTGCCTTCGAATTTCTCATAAGAAACCGGCACACCTGTTTCTACATGTAGCCTATTTTAATCTCTCCCTAACACATTCCAAACATTCACTTCGCTTTAATTTAAACGCATGTTAGACGTTGTCATCCCATTCAAGTCAACTATAAACAACGACGAGGAACTCAGGTTCACGTTAAGATCATTCTGCAAAAATTTCGCTGGTCTCGGTCAGGCATATGTCGTTGGCGACAAGCCTAAATGGGAGTACAATCCAGAAGAATTGGTTTGGATACACTTCCCCGATCCATACAAAAAACCACATTTCAAATCCCGCAATATAGTTAACAAGGTACTGCGTGGATTGCAGGAAGTTAAAGAAGTTGAGTGTTTGGTGGCTGATGATGATATGGTGCAACTTTCGGCATGTGATGCGAATATAATTCCTACCTACCATAAAGGTCGCACATGGAGAAGTGGTGCGCCGTATGATGACTATGCCGTTACCGAATCGAACACCCGTAATCTACTGCAAACCGAAGGGCGCAAGATAAACAACTTCAATACACATTCTCCATATATAGTTTTAGTGCCCGTGTTTCGGAAATATATGACTACTGACATTGATTGGACAGTACCGCATGGCTATTGTATTAAAGCAGTGTACTCTGTTCGTGCCGGCGTGGAGGGAGAATTTTATAACCGTGACCTAAATATAAAGGCCAACTTATCTTTACCGGATGTTAGCGGATTAATTAATGGCGGTGATAGGTATTTTACATGTGAGGATAATGCATTTAGGTATGGAGTGCGCCAGTGGTTGGAAGAACGTTTCCCGGAGAAAAGTAAATTTGAGTTATGAAAATAATAATTAAATAAAATACATGGTTGCCACAATTACCAACATGGTTGGCGTAATGGTTATGTCTTACTTCCTGAAGGGCATCCAATGCATGGAAAGGATTACGATGATATAGAAGTTTCAGTTCACGGAGGTTTAACATTTGGCGAATTGATAACCGAAGAAACTTTGGAATTTTTTACCGAACTTACTAAAGAAGATATTGGATGTTGGATGGTTGGATTCGACACTGCTCATTATAATGATAATATCGCAGTATGGCCTAAAGAAAGAGTGCAAAGAGAAACCGAAGAACTTGCAGCGCAATTAGCAATTTAAAAACTCAACGCATATGAAACAACGTAAACTTAAGCCCATTGGAGCACTCTCCAAAACGCTGGACGGCGGTGTAAATCGCATCGAAGCTATTCTAAACTACTACGATCCGTTTGAACAAAACAAAATCATCGGCGAAATTATTAAAAACACTGCCATTAAACGTTTTGAAGATGATGAAGTGGCACGATCCCGCCGTAATAAAACGATGAGTGCGCTGGATGAATTTGTTACTCAAAATCCAAAGTCAAAATACATAATAGAGGAACTAAATAAAGCAAAAGAATATGCCCATTGAAACAATTGACTTCAACGGGCAGCAATATCCCAAATTCCAAAGCACTGGTAATGCTGCTCGTTTTATAATGCCTTTTGCGCAGGAAGTGTGTAAGGGCAATGGATTGGATGTGGGATACTCTAAACACGAGTGGAAATTCCCCGGTGCTGTTGGTGTAGATGCGTGGGTTGACTTTACACACTCTGCATGGTCTCTACCTGATGGTCAATGGGATTATATTTTTAGCAGTCACATGCTGGAACATGTACGTGGTAATTGGGCCGATCTATTGGATTATTGGTCTCGAAACATTAGAACCGGTGGCGTGTTGTTCTTGTACCTACCGCATCCGTCGCAAACCTATTGGTTACCGTGGAACAATCGTAAACATATACATTCCTTGAATCCAGACTTGATTAGATTGTACTTGGAATCATGTGGCTGGTGGAAGAATATTTTTGTTAGTGGGGCTGATCTTAATAATAGTTATGCAGTTATGGCGGAGAAGATGTAAAAAACCCCTGAAGGCTGAAGTTCTTTAAAATAATGTGGGGATTTCGCTTGTTGACTTGCTCGTGTTCCTCCATAGGTATTAAGCAATACCGAAACAATTGGAAGCTCAATGACAGCCGGGAAAGCTACCGGCAATTTTTCAATCCACATGGACAAAACTAAAAAAACATAATGTCAATGGCTAATACACCGGAAGAAAAAAGTAAAGAACTTATTGAAAAATTCAAGCCTTATGCTCCATTTATTCCTTACAAAGATGAAAAGGGGAATACTTGGTTATATAGCGCAGCAAAAGAATTAATAAACGCCAAACAATGTTCAATTATATGTGTGCAGGAGATAATTGAGGCTTTACAATCTGGCTATTATACAAACACGGGTAGGGTACAATTTTGGCAACAAGTTCTTGAATATTTAAACCATAAATAAAAACTATTAATGATATGAAAAAGACGATTTATGATACAGATCAACCAGCATTTCCTCAAGAAATATGTAATGATGGAGGTAATCCTCCATTTAAAGGATTGACTAAAAGGGAGTACTTTGCTGCTATGGCTCTTAGTTGCGGCTCTACACCAAAAGATGCTATTGCAAAGGCTGATGAATTGTTAAAACTACTCAACCAAACTACATAAAACCCTTTTATGAGCAACGAAAATAATGAAAGACAAGTTTGTACTAAAGAAAGTCCAATGCCAAAAGATGCTCTGGGAAGGTGGCAGCATCCAGATGCAGTTGAAATTGATGAAGACTATGGTAAAGGCGGTGGCGTTGCCGATGGAGATTATATAAAATATGAATGCCCGAATTGTGGTAAAAAATTTTGGGAAGAACTTCCTAATTAAAACTTAACAATGCAAAACCAATACATAAGAATAGGCAATAGGCTGATGCTGGATGAACCAGAGCCAAGATGGAACGGTGGAGATGCAAATGAATGGCAACATTACTTAATTGAACTTGGTATGTACAACGACCGCCCCTCCTATCCCATAAACCCAAGCGATGATGATTGTTTTAAAGAAGGGGAAAGGTATGAGGAAGGGAAAGATTTCCAGCTACACGATACGCCCGTTGATATACGATTAGCTGAAGGTCTTGACGGCTGGCCAAAATATTATGAAAGAAGCACAGAAAAAACAGCCTTTGCAATACATAAAGCCAATGATTGTTCAAAACACAAGAAAGATTTATTTGGAGAAACGGATATGAAAAAAGTTGCAGAGGCTATTGGTGATTTGCATTATGAAACGCTAGCTGTTTTATTAGACCAACTTTCTTCTAAACTTTATTTGGATGCTGCAAAAGATAGAGCAGATGGAAGAAAAATGATAGCAGCATCACTTGAATATGCCGCATCACCAATACATGAAGCACATATATTCATTGAACACGCATGGCAAATCAGCAAACCATTTATGGAATCAAAATAAATTATTCAATCTATACATTAAATCAAAATAGTTATGGAATTTCAACTTGGTAAAAACACAAAACTTGTAACCAGCTTAGAGATAGGGCAAAAGGTTATTAACTATTGCGGTGGTTATAAAACAAGAGGCGAAACAATCATTGAAGATATTAAAAGAGGCGCAGTGCAAACCGGGATAGTGGTTAAAACAAAAAACTATAACGGCTATGTTGATTCAGATTGGATTAACAACGATGCAATGTTACATTAACCACTAACAAAACCTATTACCTATGCAGTGGATATTAATTAAACCGGAGAATAAACTACCAGATGATTTTTTGGACATGGGTGCCTATAATATTAATCGGGATAAATATGTGCTTGAAGCTGGACATGAAAAAGAAAATTATTGGCAAGACGAATACTTAAGCCCAATAACTTTAGAGATGGTAGGCGCTATTATGATAGGTTCAAAAATGTATTGTGATTTTAGATATAGAGAAAGAACTTCAGAAGATAAACCGTGGAATAAATATGATACTTTAATCGCCAAAATATATCAATCAACATTTAAACAAAAGGCATGAAAAAATCAATTATTGTCTGGAAAGACGGAACTTATAAAAATGTTGATGGTCAAACATGGGAATATGAGTATGATGAAAATTGGTTGTTGACTATACCCATTGAATCTGAATCCACCTCTGACCTACAAACCGAAAATGAAAGGCTAATATTGGAGAAAATTATGAAAGAGTGTGATAAAACAAGTGTGCCATTTAATTCATTGCGTGAAATAAAAAGCTTGTGCTATGAAGCCCTATCCAATTCAGGGCAGCAAAAGAAAGAGGAGGAGAAATGAAAAATGTAATTGACGATTTTTTTGATTGTATATGTAAGGATATTAATCGTATATATTTATTTAGTATTCTTTCATTCTTATTAGGGATATTGGCGGGTACAATTATTTTGAAAATATTTTTTAAAATCAATTAAAACCTAAATGAAGAACTTTCATAATAAGATAGTTGGTTAGATGGTGGATAAACGGGGGAGGAAGTGGTTCTCCTCCCCTTCTTTTAAAATATAAAGTATATGAATATAATAATACAAGATGAAAATGCATTTAAGATGATATTTAAAAAATATCATGCACGCTTTATTTATTTAGCCATGCGGTTCGTAAAAGATTCACTGGCAGCAGAAGATATCGTGGCTGAAAGTTTTATTAAGATATGGCAAAAAAGATATGATTTTAACTGCCTTTCAACTATTGAATCTTTCCTATATACTGCTACAAAAAATGCTTGCCTCAATCATATTAAACAATCGAATCGTCATAGAGTTCATCATGAACAGATAAAATACCTCTCTGAAAAATCCGAAGAAATTCACGATAATGAAGAAATAATCAAAATAAAACTGATGCAGAAAATTTTGGAAGATATGGAACAATTGCCACCTATACGGCGTAAAATATTCAAGATGATTTATTATGAAGGTCTATCTCCAATTAAAATAGCTAAGATTTTAAAAATATCTGTAAATACTGTGCGTGTGCAAAAGGCAAGAGCTATGGATACTATAAGATCATTAAATAATTATAAAGTTATATGAAAACAATATACGTCACTTTAGTTCTCACATCCCTTATTCTTTTATGGGTAATTTGTGAAGGATTAAATTTAATTTATAATGGGTTTAAAAGAAATTAACAATGGGTATAAAATGGCAAATGATAAACGCAACCAAATTCATCGCCGAACAGAATGGATATATTATAACCGTTTCTTTGGGAGGCATTTATCCTTATTGGTCAATAATTAAAGAAGGTGTCATTGTTGATGAAGCAATTAATCATTCCCCCATAACAACTCATTTCAACAAAGAATTAGCCTGTAAGAGTCAAGTTGAAAAATATTTTGCAGATTTATTAACTGCATATAAATAAATGAATGGCTATGGATATTTATATTCAAAATAATAAAGGTGAAAAATTCAGGATTTTACTTTATACTGAACAGCAAGAAGTAGTAGATCAGGTTTTAGATCAATTCGGGCTCATGCCCAATCCTAAATATATAAACAAAGAAGATTTCGATATTGAGCCAACCGATTTAATGACTATTGATTTAATGGATGTTTTATGCGAACAAAAAATCGGGATATTGGAATGCAAAAGAATTTAAATAGACATTAAAGCCACAAATAAATAAAAAGAAATGAAAAAAGTACTATACATAATATTATTAATCCTCATTTTTTCAAGTTGTAGCCGAATGTTTAATCATTCAATAAAACATCTGCAATATAAAATTTGCCCTTGTAAGGATAGTCTGGACAAAATATATAAAAAAACATGAAAAAAACACTCGCCTTAATCGTATTCATCGCCTGGAACATAGCCATAGCCATGTTCGGTATATGGATAATAATCAAATACCATTGGTGGCGTTCAATCATATTCTGGTTTTTCTTCTCTATTATCGGCATGGTGCTGTCTGCTCGTTTGGTAGATAGTTTAACTAAGAAAAAATGAACATTTTCAATAATCATCTACCCACGCTATTGGATACACAACGTATTTGCAATCTTATAAAATATTGCAATAAAACAGTGTCTTTATCAGGTGCTGTTTGTGAGTTTGGTGTATATAAAGGCGGTTCTTTAGAATTACTTACATTAACATGTAATTCAGATACATCTATATTTGGTATTGATAGTTTCCAAGGTTTACCAAAAACTGGCGTTGAAGATTTTCATCAAGAAGGTGATTTTAGTGATGTGGATCATATAGCCGTGGCTGGATATTTTAAAATGCTGTACCCAAACGTTAAAGTTTTAAAAGGATATTCCCCTGATGTATTTAATTTTTTTGACCCAAACATTCGTTTTCGTTTCGTCCATGTTGATGTGGATCTTAAAAAATCTGTCGAAGATGCATTAGATTTTTTTATACCACGTATGTCCGACGCCGGTATTATTCTATTTGACGATTATGGATTCGGTAGCACATTAGGAGCTAAAAAAGCATTAGACACTTGGGGTAAAGGCGTGCCATTAATTGAAGATAAGCAGTACATATATTACAATAAATGAAATACGCATTAACACAATTATACACCGGCATAACACCACCACGTTTGGCCAATATTATTGCCTATTCGTGGGTATGCTCAGATATGCCTGGCGCATTTGCGGAGTTTGGAGTGATGAAAGGTGGCAGCCTTGAGCTGTTGGCGAGATTGCATCCCAAGCGTCAAGTATACGGTATTGATGGATTTGAAGGGCTACCAGAACCAACTGCTTGTGTTGATACACATAAAAAAGGCGAATTTGGATTAACCGATGATGAGTTTCGGTATATGGAAATGTATTTTCATAATTTCCATCCTAATGTAAAAATCGTTAAAGGATATTCGCCAAAAGTGTTTGAAGCGATTGATGACAAGTTCTCTTTCGTACATGTTGATGTCGACATGTATCAATCTGTTAAAGATGCTCTGGCATTCTTCTATCCCAGATTAATTGAAAGCGGCATTATGTTGTTTGATGACTATGGATTTGATTCTACACCGGGGGCTAAACAAGCGTTGGACGAGTGGTTTGTGCCATCTACGTGGTCGGGAGAACTTAGACTTGCTGGTGATTTGTTTACTGGACAATACCTAATAATTAAATGATATGAAAATAGGATTATTGATTTGTTCTTACAACAGGCCTGACTACCTGCGTCAATGTTTAGAATCACTGGAGCGTGCTGATTTAAGCAATGTGAATAATGTATTAATAATTGATGATGCGTCAAATAATTTAGCCACTAAACAGATTTTAAATGAATCTGGATTTACTAAACATTATCAAACACGTAGTGGTGGTATTAAGCGATCTATGGTTGATGGATGTGATTTATTATTTAATTATTTTCATTGTGATGTAGTAATTAACTTGGATGGCGATGCTATTGTACGAAATGATTTTGTAGACAGATTGTTAGATATATGGTTAGATTATCCAAATTCAATTATTACAGGATTTCATAGTGTTACTAAGAATAAAAATGGATCAGAGCGGCACCGCATAATAAATGAAAATCCATGTTGTTATGAAAAAGAAAGTGTTGGTGGTATTAATTTATTATTTAGTAAAGAAGAATATCATGAACATGTATTACCCAGCCTATTAAAATCTGGTAATTGGGATCATGAAATGAGTAAATCAAAAGGCGGTATACTTTGCGTAAAGGAATCTGTTGTCGAACACATTGGCTTAATATCTTCTATGGGTCACAATGGTGATGTGCCAGACACAGCAGCTAATTTTAAGCCATTAGCCTTAAATAGTATAACATTAATAGGTGTTGACTGTCTGGGAGCACTGGAACGCAGCTGCAAGAACATTAAATTTGCTGGAGTGAAGTTAATAGACAGATTTGATAGTATTGAGAAATATAGCCAATTTATATTCAAAGAACTTGCATTTTATTTTGATACAACACATGTATTGATTGTGCAACCAGATGGTTGGGTAGTAAATTGGGAGGCTTGGCGACACGAATGGTTACAGTACGACTACATTGGTGCAGTATGGTTTCACCATCGGGATAATCATACGGTGGGGAATGGAGGATTCTCTTTGCGCAGTCGTAAACTTCAAATGGTATTGGCAAACGATCCAAAATTGCAATTGGAGAATGATGGTGTAATAAATTCACTGGCAGAAGATCACAATATATGCAGAATTTGGCGCAAATATTTGGAAGCAGTTTACGATATTAAATTTGCGCCGGAACATGTGGCGAACGCTTTCAGTTTCGAAGGTCATGGTTTGCCGAGCCATTTAAGAAAATGGAACGGACAGTTCGGCTTCCATTCTAAATACTTAATGAAACAGTTTTTATGAAAATAATCAAATGGTTTAAATCTTTGTTTCATCAACATACTTTTTCTATAAGAGATTTATTTGATCTTGGCAATGAAGCAAAGTGCACATGCGGTAAAACACTATCAGAATGTGCAAAGGAAAAAGGATATAAATTAGGTGAAGAAAAATTAGATGAACGAATACCATTATTATGAAACCAGAAAGTGTAATAATTCTTCAGGAGTTCGGAATCGGTGATTGCATATTCTCCCAGGGGATAGCGCATCACTACATAAAGTCAGGATTTCGTGTATATTGGCCAGTGCGTAATTACTACCTTACCGACCTTAAACGTGCATATCAACATCCAATGCTGGTGTGGCTACCAGAAGATTTATATGTATCACCAAATGTATATCCAGACCCTGAACGTATAAAATACGATTTATTGCATTCAATAGTAGCGCCAATACACAGATCAAATTCATTTATCGGAGAGCCATACTACAAAGTTATGAGGGCAAAATATGACATGTATGGCTTGGATTGGGCTACATGGAGAGAACATGCAATGTGGAAGCCAGACGTATTTAAAGAAGACGAGCTATTGGAAATGCATAATATTAATCCAGATGATCAATTTACCATTATCAGCACTGCGTTTGGCGGCGGTTCGTTTGAGGAGACTACACAAAAGATAGAAGTAAATAATGGGATGAAGCGTGTGTATATTAAGAAAATTGAAGGATACAGCATATTCGATTGGGCGAAGTTGATGAGATTGGCTACGGAGATACATTTTGTTAGTAGTTGTAACATATATTTACTTGAAATGATGTCAGAATTACGAGCAGATAAGATACATATTTACCCAAGAATACCAAAGGATTACTTCCATCGTAATTATCAATACATAATGACAAAACATATTGACAAATACATATTCCACTAATATGATCAATGTAATAACGAGAACGTCAAACAGGCCAAATGGCTTCGCCAAAATGATGGATTCAATCAAAAAGCAATCTGTATTAGAAGAAATTAATTTAGTAATTGGCTATGATAACGACGAAGTCTTAAAATATATTGGCGATTTAAAGGCGATTAAATTAGAATACACAGGTGATAAACAAGCCAATCCATTTTTCTACAACACTTACATGAACGAACTTATCAACTGCCAGGCTATTCTACCAGGCCATTGTCTATTCCTCGACGACGACGACACCTTGCAACCAGATGCAATAAAAGTATTGTCAGAGAAATTAAAACCAGCCACAAGCTATATTTTCCCGGTGCAGAGACTAAACATTCAGAAGCCGACGCCAAATATGATTCATGCTAAACGCATACACAGAGGGTATATTGGCATGAGTTGTCTCGTGCTTGCTACTGAGCACAGACAACATGTTTATTTTGACGAAACAGAGGACAGTGATTATCGAGCAATTTGCATGTTAGACAAAAAGGTGAAATTGGGATGGTGCAATTTTCCATTAGTGAAATCGGACAGCAGGTCTTATGGTCGAATGGAAAAATAAAATTTTGCAATTAAAAAATAAACCCTATATTTACTATGAATAAACCTGCGGAATCGAAAGAACTTTGGAACTTTCGCTGTAGTTGTTGCGGTAAATTATTAGCTAAAATTAATATCGTCAATGGTACAATACAAATTAAATGTACCGGTGTTTTTCGAGGGGAAAAGTGCAACACCCTCAACACTTTTTTTAAAGAACCGCCGCAGAAAAGTATAACCGTAAAACGGTAAAATCGTTTTACTTCAAGCCCTGTAGAGGCTAATAATCTTAATCGGATTTTTAGTCTCTTTTTCTTTTGCAATGGGCGAATTTATAAGACAACTCTCCACTTTTAATATAGGCAAAGCCTTTAAATCACTGTCCTCGGAAAGTGGCAATACACCAGCACCAATTTATATTGACCCAGCCACACATACAACTCCAAATGGCGAAGATGGCTGGTTCTTCGAATCTACAGGATCAGAAAACAGATATTTTCGTTACACCGATTACAGTAGTTGTGTAGACGCATATGTGCGTTGTCCACCAGTGCAAGCTATTATAAATCGGAAGGCACAGGCGTTGATTAATGGCAAGACGTGGGTATTGGATAAAAAAGGAAAAGAATCTACATCACCTGCCGCCGATGCAATTCGCAAACTGCTGAACAATCCAAATCCAATTCAAACCGGAAAACAATTTGAAGCCCAGGGATATATTTATCAACAAATTTTCGGATTCAACATAGTGCTCCCGGTTAAGCCTTTTGGCTTTAATGAGTGGAGAAGTTTATGGAATATTCCCGCATCGTGGATTGATTGGAATGCCACTAATGAGCTTTTTACAGCTAATGGTGGCGTGGCCATTGAGCAGCTTGTTATATCGTTTAACAACCGGCGAGTTACCTTTAATATTGCCGATCTTATTATTATACGGGACTTTACCCCGTCGTTTAATACTATAACCTTCCCGGCTTCTAAAATAGCGGCTATGGCGTTACCTATTAATAATATAATAGGTGCGTACGAAAGTCGGGGCATACTTATAAATCATCGTGGTGCTTTAGGAATATTAACCACTGCCCCGCAAAGCGGACAATATTCAAGCGTACCACTTAGAAAAGAGCAAAAACAGGAACTTCAAAGTGATTTCAGAAGATATGGGTTGCGCAAGGGTCAATGGCAAGTAATATTAACCAGCGCCAGTCTTAAATGGCAGCAAATGGGATATGCTACTAAAGACTTGTTGTTGATGG